CTCACATTAGACGCTTTGAATGGTGTTGCTTGGGAGGATGACAGGCAAGTGGTACGCATCTCGGCGGTGAAAGTAGACAAATTTGACAAAGACGACTAAACACACAACACACTTCGCTGACAAATCGTGGGGCGCACGGTTCGACACGATGGGAGACATAAGCGAAGCTGCGTTTGAACGCAACCACGAAAAATGGACACGGTACGGTTTGAACAGACCAGACTTTCCAGTAGCTAGACTCCCGTTAGCGACCAGGTACACGCCCGACTACATCCTCGAAGGCAGATACTTCGTGGAGGTGCAAGGATGCTCCCCGCGTGCAGGTATCAAACTTAAAATAGAAAAATATGTTGCAATAGAAACAGCATGGCACACCGTGATGCCTGTGCTATACTTCTTTTGGGACTCATCTCGTAACATGTTCGTAACAGTACCGTTACAAGATCTTAACAAACTAATCAAAAGTGACCAGACAACACTAGGAACTTTCAAAGACCCAGGGGTTGAGAAACCTTACTGGCAGTTGAAAACAAACATGTTTGAATGGACACACGATGGCGAAGAAGCGGGAGTGGCCTGAAGATCCAACATCTTCACTATGGGCTAACACAAGAACCAAAGCGGCTTTCACGAACAACAGAGCAATGAACGACCTTGAAGCCCTCATATCACTAGCACCAGGGCAAACCGTTGACATCCTCCCGATGGAAAACACACACGACCTGCGCGAAGCATTAGCCGACGCTGTAGACAAACTGTCACCCGAAGAAGAATGGATATTCAACATCCTGTTCATCGCAGGTTTATCGTTACGGCTCGCAGGCAGAGTATTAGGCATACCCAAAACGACGTTAGCTAGACGACGCGACGCTATACGACTGAAACTTTTAGAAGATCTAACAGAAAACCCTGAGGTAAAAGCATGGTTGCACAAAAAGAACGTAAAACCCTCATCGAACGAGTAACAACAGACGGACCTTATACGTGGCAAAGCGCCGCTCTCAGAGCAGCTTTAATAATCGACGACTATTACACGCCACGCGACCCGTCAAACAACACAGCACTCGTTGACTTGAGAAAATATTTAGACCACATGGTGGACAGACGCGACGGGAGTTGGTTAGCGTGGGCTTGTTTAGCTGAACGCACGATACACGCAGCGATAGATCACGGTGTCACCTCGTGGACTACAGGCAAAGGCAAACCGCGTGCTAAACAGCTCGTTGGTTTCCTCACAGAGAAACAGAAAGCATACGGGTATGAGAACATACGCCGTTTCGGTCAGACAGGTTTATGGGTCAGGTCGCACGACAAAGTGGCACGCATGGAAAATCTGATAGCAATGCACGCAGACCCAGGTTGGGAACCTTTAGCGGACACGTTTAAAGATCTGGTCGGCTATTCGACCATAGGGATAATGTTAGACTTAGGGACTTTCGGATTGCCCGTCAGTGGAAATGTCTCCAAGGCAAGCGTCTAACATGTTCATCAACGAAGCGACCCATATCCCGAAACAAGACTGAGCCTCGTCACTGCCATCCATTCCAGCGAAATACGCAGCGACAAGAGCGTCAGCTTCATCGTCATCAAACACTAACAGTAACCCAAGTTTTCCATTAGAGGACCATTTTGCGTGGGTTCCATCATCAGTGTCCAACACTGTTGACGTTGCTTGAAGATTGTCGTAAATTTCTTTAGAGATCTGCCAGCCTTCAGCGTTCAGAAACTCCTGCCATTTCTCCTCAACGTCAACGTTTTCATCCATTGTTATTTAGCTACACGATCCTTAACGAAGGTCTTAGCAACAGACACAGCGGCAGCTAAGCCTGCGATGCCCGCACCCTTCGCTGACGACAGGTCAGCTACAACAAACACACCAAGAAACGACTGGGCGAAAGTCCAAGCCGCTCTTTCTAATAGATCAGTTAAGTTTTTCATTTTCTTTTTTTACTCCTGTTAGCTTTATCATACGCTATAGCGGCAGCCTGATCCCGTTTATAACCCTCCGAGATTAGAGTGCCTATGTTTTGACTAATCGTTTTCTGATCGGAACCTCGTCTGAGAGGCACTGTCAGTACCTAGGTTTTCTAGGTTTACGACGAGCCATTAGTCGTTCTCGTCGAACTTAGCGCGCATACCGTTACCCATCCGTAACATAGCGTCACCAGTTAACGTACCCAGATTAGCTGTAGGGCGTGTCACACTCGACACGACCACACTCTCAGCTTTAGTGCTGGGAGTAGTACCATCTAAATGTCCGTGCATAATCCCCTACTTTCCAAACGGGCGGCCACCCTGGTTGGCGTTGCCCAAATTAGTGTTCCGCAAATAAGATGCGGCTTTCTTAGCCTTCTGACTCATATCCCACATGTTGAATGAAGATGTAGAGTTGTAAGGCTGCTCATCCTGTGAACCAAACGTTTCCTCAAACGTTCCGTACCCCTTACCTTTTCCCATAATATTTTTCCTTACTGAATAAACAGGCAGCCGAACGTTTCACCATTCACCACACCCGTAACCTTCAAAAAACCTTGTGTTTCCTGAAATGCTCTGATAGCGTCACCAGTTTTCTTACCGTAAATCCCATCAACAGGACCTGGATCGAAACCTCGTTCCACCAACTTTCCCTGCACTAAACGCACAGGTAAACCACGGCTACGAGAAGGCCGAGACAAAGGAGTTGCCTTAACCTGCTCGTGTAAATCTTTAAAGAACTGAATGATCGCAGCCCAGTCAACAGTCTCAGGAGCCTCAACGACACCCATACCGCTTTCAACCCAGTTGCCTAACCAGTCACCAGGACATGTCGTGTAGCCTTCTTTAGCTTTTTTACGATGCGTTGAAACCCAAAGCCCTTTGCCGAAATGGTACTCAGCGGCATCAACAACTGTTTGTAAAGAACGTAAAGCATTGTCGTTAGGCTTATTAAAACCCCAGCCAGTAAAGCACACGCTGATTGAACGACTGTTCCAACCTTTAGTTCCCGCTCCACGGTTATCCCATCCTCTGCCTTCAAAAATAGTTCCCGATTCGTCTACAAGCCAGTTGTAGCCAATACCATCCCACCCTTTGCCCATGTGGTGGCGTTCAAATGCTTTAACTGCATCTGATCCTTTCGGACCGTTTTGCACACCTGAGTGGTGTATAACTACGCCTTGCACTTTGGCACGGTTGAGTTTGTCGAATTTTCCTTTTGGTGGCGGTTGAGCGCCCCATTCTTTTCTTGAGATGTGTTTCATCTATTTATACTCCGTTTTGTCCCGTCATCTGTCAGGATTCCATAAATCTTCGATATCCTGCATCTGTCTCATTTGTTCCCATTGCTGGCTCTTTTGCCAACTATACTGCACATCAGGCGTGTTGAATTGGACATTTAAACCAGCAAAAACAGACAACATCGTAGACAACTGTCGCTTCTGGTAGCGTTCCTCATTAGGCCAGATGCGACGCAACATTCCGATAGTAGGCAACAAGTTACCCACCGCATAAATATGGTGATCTCTCATACGCCACTCACCAGAAGCAGGATCTTTCTTAGCCCACCCTACTTGACCCAACACTGGTAAAAGAAACTTCATAGCTTGAATAGGTTTAGGAACAGTCTGATACTTACCCCTGAAAGGAATACCAGCCATGAAACGTTCCTGAGTTGCCACCTCAATAGGGGTTTTAATAATAGGACTTACCTGCCAGCCAAGATTTTTAACAACCTCACCTATACCTTGAGCTGTCGGATCGTAACGCAACAAATCCTGGAACGGCAAATCAGGCACCGTGTAAGCAGTAGCCCCCTTATTACCAAAAGGAAGCCTGATACCGAAAGGTTCCAAATACCAGTCGGGAACCACACCCTCCTCTTGGGTGCCTAACTCTAAATTCTTTTTAGCAGCCATCAACCTGCGGTACTTAGCAGGGTTCCTGCCGAACTGATTTATCTGGTAAGGAAGATTCTTGCGTGTCCAAGTGTAAAACGGAATGAACCTACGCAACCATTCTTCCTCAAATGTAGTCAACTCAGAGTAATCAAACTGTGTTTTAGCTATACGATTCAAAGCATCATCCAAAGAACCGCCAGCTTTCAAAGTGTCCATACCCACACCTATGCGGATCATGTCCTCAACCCAACCATTAGCTGCACGCACCGCCTGATACGGAGCGAACTGAGGTGACCACGGAGCGAAAGAAACCTGACCAGTGCCACCCACACGTTTACCACGCTTACCAGGAAGCCCAAACACGTAATCTAAACTTTTAAGACCACCCACTGTTTGTTGCATCTCCACGGCAGTAACAGCTTGACCACCGCCACGCACACCCATCTCAACCAACCCTACGAAATCTTCAAAATCTGTGTCAGTTTTAGCCAACTCTCGTGCTGCGTCTAAAAACGACATGGGTCTACCAGCTTCAGCTTCCCAATTTGCATACTTCCAAACCCTGTTACTCATTTGAATAGAACGCAAAATTTGGGCAGGGTTCACACCATCCATAGAAGCGTTAAAGAACGCACCGAAAATGTTACGACCAATGAAACCTGGAGTAGCTATCATCGCTGCTTTCAGATAGTTCTGAACCTTGTCCCAACCTTTCCAAAAAGTGCTGTCTCTCGAAGCGAAACGTTTAGGGTCATTCAAGAAAGCAAACGCTTCTAAAATACTAGAGTATTCATCTTCCCAAGGACCGCCTCCCATCATGCCTGACACACCGCCATTACCTGTAGGACCTTTAGGACCTGATGGTCCACCACCAGCACCCCTGACAGGTGTTGCGTACTTCTCAATGTAAGTGTTTCTGTAATTAGTGACACCTTCTCTTAAAACCAGAGCTACGGTTTTCGGATCGTTGGGGATAGCAAGAAGTTTTCCTGGCGTGTCGTCTAACGCTTTGCCACCTTTTTCCATAGCAGGTTCAACGTAACGGCCTGATAGTTCCATAGCTTCTCTCGCTGCTGCCATGCCGTCTATGACAGCGGCACTAGCAAGATAAGGATTGCGTACACTCGCAGCAGATTGAGCGGCTAAAAGACTGTTAGTAGCAGAATCTAACAACTCGTTTAACTGAGCGTTTTTATCTAATTGTTCGACTACAGTTTCACGGGTTATGTTATCTCCTGATAAAGCTAAATCTAATTTAACTTGATCGTCATTAAGAGCTATCTGTTGACGAGCCGTAAGCACTTTGTCGGTTAAAACTTCTATATCGGGAGTGGCATCTAAATATTCTTTATGTTTGACTACATTGTCGATGCGTTTAATTTCATCCACTTCATCAGCGAACATGTTTAACTGTTTGAAAGATGATGTTACAGGTAACCCTGCGAGCCTGTCTCCTATGTAATTTAATTGTTGAACGCTTTGATCCATGAGATTCAAACGACGAGCCTGCTCATTTACATAAGGAAACAAATCGTTTCTTATGTGAGCAAGATTACTGTCAATGTTTAACACCATCGTGTTGAAAGCATCATTAAGATCTTTGAACTCTGTGTTCTCCCCTACCAGAGTTCTTGCTTGCGCTCTTTGAACAGGTAAAATAGCTTCTTCTATTTCTGTTTTTAATTCTTCTAAACGTGCGGCAGCACCTTCAGCTTCGTCGACTAGACGACGCACCGTGTCAGGAACCTTGTATTTCATGTCAGCTACCTTTTTAGGGTCAGGTGTGAGCTGATCCAACTGGTCGCCTATGTTCTCTAACCTGGCGATAATTATTTTACTTTCAGGAACTATTTCAATTACCCTGTTTTGAGCCTGTTTCCAAATGTTAACAGAAGCTCTCAAAGGTTCACTCAAACCAGTTACGGTACCACCAGGAGAAATTGTTGTCAGTTTATTTTCAGCGGTAGCAAACAGACCGTCAGTGTAGGCTTGAAGGTTGGCTTGTTCTAAGTTCAGATCACCCGTGTAAGTTTCTAAACGTTTAATGTTTTGTTTAGGTAAGGCTTTTTGTCCTTCGATTTCTCTTACAGGAGTGTGCCGTATCACACCTATGTTGATAGGACCCGCAGGGGGGGGAGTACCAGTAGGCATACCCGCTTGTGATGGGCGTACACCTCCTTCAACTATTACAGGAATAGAATCCCATTCAAGTTCTGTTGCTGCTACAAGACGATGATTGCCGTCTATAAGGTTTATGGCACCTGATTCGGGATCAACTCTTACTGTTATAGGATTATCCAAACCGCGTTCAACCATGTCACGTTTTAATCCCTCAAACCCTCCAATGTTATTTACTAAATCACGCTCAAAAAATTCAGCTTCTGGTTGCATATCATCAAAGAACTCCATAGGTACAAGTTCCGCTTCGGGGTAATTTGCTGACCACATTCCTTTCATCGCTGGACCCGCAGGTGAAGGACCACCTCGCGTAGCAGGGGCCATAGATTTTCCCCACCAGTCGTCAAACTCTGAACCAAGCTTATCTATCCTGTTACGCAAATAACGGTTCTCCAAAAATGTAGCCATTCTCGCATCACCATCATCAATAATTTTAGCCCAGTTACCCTCAAACGCTTTCTGACCTATAGCCTCCTCAAACACCTCATCCATTTGACGACGCACACTACGACCCACCAACGCAGGGTCTTGCAACTGGAAAGGTAAACCTGTTCTCGGATCAATAACAAAAAACTCTCCGTCTACTTCCACCAACATCCCTGCTTTACGGAACTTTTCAAACAAAGCCGTATCAGGACCTATATCCAGCCAGTTGGCAGTAACATCACCACCATCGTCTTTAACATATTTCCATCTGCGTGTCTTTAACGAATTAGGATCAGAAGCCTTAAAAGCACTATTGCTACTAGGGAACAAATCATCCAACCCTAAATCTGCTCTCATCTCATCACTGATTAAACGATGCAAAAACTGGTCGCCCTCATTGTCAACCAAATTGTCAGCAGCAGCCCAACCACCCCTAGGGTTAACAGAAGAAACAGCTCCTAAAACCTCATTCAAAATTCTACGACGCTCAGATTGCCCCGCATACAAAGTTGCTTTCAAACGTTGCAACTGCTCATCAGGTAAAGCCTGCAAACGAGGATCAAGCTGACGGAACCACTCAGAGTTCCTGTTGACATACTCGCCGTTAGGTCCCAGAATAACAGAACCATCAGCGGGGTTACGGAAAAGAATGTCAGCCTCATCCAACTGAGACAACAAATCAGCATCCTCAACAGGATCAAAACCAGCTAACTTAAACTCACGCAACGTTTCCTTCTTCGACTTGTTAGAAGCCTGAGAATAAAAACTTTTCTTACCACGAGCAGCCCGACTGTAGTCCTCAATCAACCAACCGTCAGCAACCTTATTAGCATCACCCGACTTAGTGAACTCATCCAACCAAGTCGATGTAAACAACTCTCGGCTTTTCTGAAACGCTTTAGGAGCAACCTTCTCAAAAGCACCCTTAGTTAAAGTCACAGGCAGATCAGCCCGACCAAACAAACTAGCAGCCAACAAACCCCTCGAAGCGTTTTTACCAACACTAGGAACAGCAAACTCGACAGCAGACTTAACAGCCCTGCCAGCAATATCAGCCAACTCAGGAGACTCATCCCTCAGCTTCTTCCAAGCCTGCTTCGCACCCTTACCAGCGTTACGAGCCTGACCCGCACGAGCAACCTTCATAGCTTCCTCAACACGAACAGCCCCATATTTAGATTTGTAAAACTTAGGAACATTCCTCAACTGTTGCTTAAAAGCCCAACCAGGAATCTTCACATTATCAGTCATGGATTTAAGAAACTCAGGAGTGTACTCTCTGAAAGTTCTCGCAACAGCACCCGTACCAGGAACCCTTAAACGCAAACCAGGATTGAAACCAAGATTCTCAGCGACCTTCTGACCAGCAGGAGTTTTACGTAGACTACGCGCAATGCCCGACATGGTACCAACCTTCTCGCCAGCTACAATAGCTTCGTCTACAGCTTTCATCATTCGAGCCGCTTCATCGGCACTCGAAGCTATACCTTTTCTTAACAGTTCATCAACACCAAGTTTCTGCATGGATACTAACCCCATGCGAGCTTTCTTAACGCCCGCTAAACCACGAGTGATTATATTAAAACCACCCATGTAAGTTAAAGGATCAACCGCTACGTCACCTATGAAACCTATAGTGCGATCCAAATGAATGTTGTCAGCAAGAACACCAGCACCCAACAAACCAGACACACCCATAGTGAAAGGAGACATAGCTATCAAAGCAGCACCAGTAGCAGTACGTTCT